CTTCCGGTGATCGACTTGGTTCTTTCTGGGACTTCACTGATTGGACTGATTCCAAACATCGCGTGCATCATGATTATGATTCCATACAAAGTGGTCTGGTTCAAAATATCATCGACGCGTGGATAAAAATTCGTGTTAGAAACTTTGACAGCCCCGTAGATGGCGGCGATCACCATGGGTACGAGGATGTTTGTGTCTTGAAGGAACTGCATTATTATATTACACACATTTATTTACGGACACCCGCTTTCTTTTCAAATTGTGCGATGAGGTTTTTCATGCTCGTGGCACTGTATCCGGAACGGAGGGCATTTTTCACAGCTTTATTTGCCCGTTGACCGATTTGGTTTGCGAGGTTATTTATGCTGGTCGCACTGTAGCCCTTACGCATGGGATCATTCTTTTTTGGTGGAGACATTTTATATGTACTGAGATTACTTTTTACAACCGGGATTCGTTTGTAAAAAGTAAATTGCTCTTAACGGGGCTCGAACCCGTGACTTTGGCGTGCCTTTGTGAGAATGAACTCACACAAGTATACTTAGGTATAAGCACCACACTCTAACCAACTGAGTTATAAGAGCTCTTGTTTCTACTGTATATTACACGTGTCTACTCTTTAAACTAGTTGTATGTGGTAACAATATCCATGTAAGAATCTTCATCAATAAAAGTTTTCAAGATGTCTATTATAGCTTGATTTCCACTACACACCGCACCGACCATCGAGGGATACGCCATCACCTCCATGTATTCATGGAAGTAGTCACCAAGTGCAGTTTCACACGTGTTCACAAAAATCATGAACATCTCGAGTGCGAGTTTCTTGTCTTCTTGACCAGTGATCCAGTAAAGACTAAAGTTTTCGTAATCGTCGTTTCCGTTTCCAGCATCTTCGTACACATGATTTACGTGTTCGAGGATTTGGTGTTCAAGCTTACGAAGCCCGTCGAGGTCGCCGTTTCTGATAGCACGTTGGAGTTCCATTTTTGAATGATTTATGTGACATTACATTTTGACTTAGGTTGATTCAACTAACCTTTCTAGATAAACTCGTATCTCGGTCATATCTTCGTTTGTTTCGCGAGAGTAAGTAGTCGGATGGTAACACGCATAAGATGGGTTGTTTGTAGATTTATACGGAGAATCATCTATCAAAATTGTATTCAACTTATCGTACCAAGGCATGATGTCCCACACTCGCTGAAGATCTTTTAGGAGTATGGGTTTTTCACCGATCGTGCCATCGTGTGTACATTGATTTTGTGTAAAAATGAATTTTAAATTATTCATCCGTTTACCCCAAATTTTTTTCACGAGAGAAATCGTGTTATGTGGCATAGTAGAAGACCACACCGCGACATCAAAACGATGGTGTAACCATTTCAAAAACTTACCCACACCCGGGCGCAGATAACACTTGGTCTTGTTTACAACGAAATCAGGTTTAGCATCGGTGGACCCGCGTACGCGTTCTAATAATACACCGTTTATATCTAGTATGATTAAGAATTTCATTTTAAAAACAAAGCCATTCGTCGTAACTTAGGAGTATTTTATATGCTTATTATAAGATGCGCCTTTGGTTGGCAGCGAGGAGATTCTTAGAACACGCGAGAGTGCAGATAGTGATGAATTTTGTGCAAGATGGAGTTATAAAAACTATATCTAAAATATATGCCTCACTGGGGAGATCAGGCACCACTAAGAAACCTGGAAGTTCCGTGCAATAATCGTATAAACACGTGTTTGGGTACATTTATTGTATCTTTAGTAGGTTTAATATGGTACTTGAAGATCACACACTCTCACCCCTAGATAGTTCAAAAGATTTATTACGTCGGGTTTTTTTGAGCCAACGCGTGATAGCATTCCTGACTTTATCTTCCGAACCCGTATCAGAAGACTGTTCTATCACGTTTAGACCATTACACACGTCCGGTTTATTATCTTTCTCGGGGAAAGTCTTATTAAATTCACATATTGTATTGTGTGGTATATCCGGAGCTTCGTCTAAAAGACGGTCGTATTCCTGCCTCTGTTTATTCACAAATTCTATGGCGTCTGTGCGATGTTCTATGTCCAGGGATAATTCCATGTCTATATTTCTATAAAACTTTGAATACTGTATACACATAGACGAATGTGCTTCCATCATACTAGAGCTATTACTAAACTTGGAGACAGAGGTAAGTATACCCGCGACGACGTTAAGAAACGCAAACGTGTATTGGAAAATGATAATATTTCTTCTCATATCGGATGAAATATTATCATCACTCGGGTTAAGGACGGCAAAACCACCGACACCGGTGATACTGGATATTATGATACAGGGATACGTGAGCACATTCGTTAACCATTTATAGTGTAGTCTGGCGTGATTGTGTAACCACCTGTATCCCGCGGCTTTCTCCGCCCATCTCCTGAGGAGTCTCTCTTCACGATCACACCAGTGGTCGTGGTCGCCCATTAGTTATTTCGCAGAAAATATGTTTGTCTGCCGTCTCGCCAATCCATCGACCTCGTTATTTTTCGCGTTCGTAGAGTGCGCCTTCACCCACTCGATGTTAATCACACGCATTTTTTTCATCAATTCTAAAAGACGCACCCAAAGTTCTTTGTTTTTCACTTCACCACCCGCCGCTGTGTACCACCCATTAGCGATCCATTTTTTACACCACTCCGTGAGTCCCATTTTCACGTAACGACTATCCGTGTATATGACAGCTTCGAGTTCACCGAGTTCGAGGCACTTTTCGAGTGCGCGAATCACGGCTGTCATTTCCATGATATTGTTCGTGCTCATATGAAGCCCACCCTCGACCACGAATTCTGGGTCGTAACACTTAGCCGCCCATCCACCCGGTCCCGGGTTGTGTAGACAACTCCCGTCAGTATATATCTCTATCATTCTTATGTACCTATGATTTTTTAACTTTAAGCAAAATGTTTTTCGAAAAAAAATACTTTCTTTTTTCGAAAAAAAGTTTTCAAAATAAAAATAATTTTTTAGTTGTATTTTCTCATGAGGTTCGCGATATTTCTATTGACTTTGTTATTACCAAATCCCTTGTCAAACACGACAAAGTAAAGAATCATCGCGAGAAATATCAACATGAAAGTGAGTCCAATCCAAAGTCCCTTCTTGCTTCTTTTGCCTTTTTCTTCAGCCATCCTGTATGTTTACTTTATGTAAATAAAAAATTTAAAAATGAGTTACGTTTTTAAATTTTATGTTTTATTACAATTTTCTAATAAACAAGCTTAGTTGGAGAAGGCGAGGCCACCCATACCGGATTGGATACGGAGGACGTTGTAGTTGGTCGCGAACATGCGGAGAGTGGTCTTACCAGTCGCATCGGAGCGAGCCTTGATAGCGACTTGAGCGTTGTCAATACGAGAGAAGTTGCACGTACCGGTTGGTTGGTGTTCTTCTGGCTTGAGCGCGAAGGAGTAGGCGTAGACACCTGGCGCTGGGGAGCCGGAGTGGTGAACGAATGGTTGGACGGCGTTGAAGTACTTGCCCGATTGTTCCTTGAAGCGGTCTTGGCCGTTGAGGACGAGCTTGAAGGTGTCGAGGGTACCGTTGGAGTCTTCGGAGAAGTTGGCGCCTTCGACCGCAAGCATTGGGGCACCAGAGAAGGAGCCGGAGATGAAGCAGTTGGATTCAGTCGCGGAGCGGAGGACGTTCGCGGTAACAACTGGGGAGCCCGCGGCGGTCGCCCAGCCGTCAGTGCCGTCATCGAGGCAGAAGACGAGTTCCTTGACTGGGTGGTTGTAGGACAAGCGCTTTTGGACTTCCGAACCGAGGGTGACGGTGTCGGTGCCGGTGTGTTGCACTTGCTCGATGAGGTATTCGTGACCCTTTTGCGCGAATCGGCGGCGCTCTTCGGTGTCGAGGTAGATGTAGTTGGCCCACACCTTGAAAGTCTTGTCGGTAACATTTTCGAAGGTAGACGACAAATCGAAGTCGAGGCGAACTTCGTGGTATTGGAGGGCAATCAATGGAAGCGCCAAACCTGGGTTGCGGTTGAAGAAGAAGATGAGTGGCAAGAAGATCTTCTTACCAGCTTCGACCGCGGTGGTCATCTTACCGTAGTTGGACTTCTTGGCTTCGTCGAGGTACAACTCGGAGTACAAACGCCACCACTTTTGGTAGTGCTTGTCGATGCGCTGGCCACCGATGGACAATTCAACGTCCTTGACCATGCGCTCAGCCAACCAGGCATCATCGGAACCGGCGGTGGTACCCGCGACGGATTCGATGTACATGTCCGCGACAAGATCACCGTTGCGGGCAATAGTCACGGAGACACGGCCGTTGTTACCGGCGGTACCGTTGACGGTTTGTTCAATGTTTTCCATAGCGAAGTTCGTGTGACGCTTGTACACGGCTTGGAAGAAAGTGACTTTTGGGTTACCCGTAAGATAGACATCTTGGGCACCGTACGCGACGAGTTGCATGAGACCACCGGCCATTGTGAGAGTTTTTGTACTATAGACCAAGAAAATAATTTCGCGAAAAAACTCAGTTTGATTTTTCCTGGTGTACTGTAAATGTCTACTGAAGAAAAG